GCCCACTGGCAGGGCCAAGTCTGGCATTTCTCGTGATGCTACTAAACACGATTTCGTGCGACGTATGATGGTGCTGCTTAATAAGGCAGATCAAGAGCGTTCTACTTCTCCGATTTATCTTGAGCCTGAGCAGAAGGAAGAAGCTTTGGCTCTTCTTGCACCGCTCGTTGGTGAGCCGGACGAGTTTGTTGAAACCATGAACAAGGAACGTGGTCTTGTTTTTGGTCAGGCTTATGGTGAAGTTGTTGGCGGTAAGTTGCGAAGCCACAATGATCCTGTGTCATATCTGCTCACACAGTATATTTCCGACAAGGATATTCTTCGTTCTTTGGACGCTGTTGAGCCTGACGCTCCTGCTGCTGTAGCTGCCAAGGCAGATGTAGAAGGGGAATATGACATTATTCCCGGCACTACCAGCAAGGCTGATATTGCTCGTTCTTTGTCTTCCGATCCAACGGAAACCACCACTGAAATGAGTGTGCTTAACCGTCTCAAGAAGGCGATGAAGCATCTCACCAACGAACAGAACCTTGAGATTCTTGACTTTATCAAAGATCCTGCTGTTGAAAAGTCTGAGAAGGTTAAGCTTATGTCTGATTTGGAAAAGATCACTAGCAGCACTAAGACTGCTGCTGGCAAGTATACTACCATGTTCGTTGATAGCATGATTAGTGCGATGAAGTCCGTCAAGGATGTTAACGACGATGCTCAAATTGACAAGGCTGTGCTGGCGGGCCGTAAGAAGTTCGTTGAAGCACTCAAGGCTGCTGATGTGTTTTCTCCTGCTGTGAACAAGGGTGAGCTTAACCCCTTCGAATTCAATGTGTTTGCCGATGTTCTTGATCGTCAAGAAGGTCGTTGGACTGTTTTGGATATGATTGTGATTTCTGCAAAGAAGCCAAATCAAGCCGAGCTTTTCCGTGACGAAGCGATTGCTGCTGCCAAGGAAGGCTTCTTGGAAGAAATGGAGAAGCAAACCAACTTCAACTCTTTGGGTGATTTTACTGATACCTTGCCCGAGGTTAAGGAGCTTCGTGCAAACATCTTCAAGACGCTTGAAAAGCGTGGCCGCAAGAAGGGTTCCACAAAGGAAGTTCTTGCAGCGAAGAAGGCCGGTAAGAAGTGATTTAGCTCCCACAGCTAAGTCACTCCGTAATGTTTAATCTACTAACAAAACTATTTCATTCATCTAGCTTGGATGAATCAAATGCCCTTCGGGATTATTCTTCCGAAGGGCATTTTGTCAATTTTGCTATTGACTTTGAGAACAAAACCGACGCCAACACAATGATGTTTTCTGTATTGGAAATGCAACATGAAAAAACAATTCATGCAATAATGCGAATAGAACAAGCAACATTGTTTGTGTCAATACAACATTCCAACATAGAAGATCAAAACTCTGTTATGACATTGATTAGCGAAATCAATCGAAAGGCGATAAAAATCAAAAATGGCAAAGATTATTGAAACATCAGATGGAATTCGAATGCTTGTAAGCGATGATGCTCCAGATGATATCATAAGCGATAAATGGAACAATACGTCGGTTGCAACATCAGAACCTTTTATGCCAACTATTGATCCATTAAGCATACTTTTATGCTTTGTGGAAGAAACGTTTCCTATTGTGCCTGTACAAGCAAACAAGTTTCTTGTGCAAAACAACAAGTTCAATCTAACTGGCACAATGTTGATATTTGATTATGCATGGTTGTTGGCGAACATTGCAACCAAGGTTAGTCATTTCGAAATCAGAATGGAAGAAAGAATATACAAAATTGCGGTTGGCCCATTTTCGATTACACGCTTTCTTGGAAAAGATATCAATGCATCAACAGTTGATGTGAATGTTTCGTTTAAACGTGATATTTAGTCAATGGAGAATAACTTAAAATGTCAATGAGAAAAAACATTCTTGCGCTTTCTTTGTTTGAAGCCGCAAAAGCTTTAAAAGAACAAGCTGAAGCTCCAGCCCCCGCAGGGGAAGCAGGAGTGCCCACCGACGAAGAAACCGGTGAAGCAATTACATTAGATCATATCTTGGATCGATTTAACACGGTTCGTTCCGGTAAAAGCTTTCAAGACCCAGAAGTATATGGCAAGCTTACAACCATTTTTAAAAATATGTCGTCAGAGGAAAAGCTTAAGCTTAACCAACAACTTCGCAACATTGGTGCAGTTGTACAAAATCAAACACCTGTAGGTATGGAAGCAGGTGCAACACCATCAGCACCAGAAGCTGCGCCTCCTGCTGCTCCAACACCAGAAGCCGCTCCAGCCCCACCGCCTCCTGCTGCTACCCCTGCCCCAACAGCATAAAAACGCTTAATTTAAGCGTTAAAAAAAACTTTGAGAATTCCTTTACTTTCTGATATACTATAGCAGTAAAGGATCAAAAGGAAATATGGCAATCAAAGAACCCGTTTTCGTGTATCGAAAGTATCGAGTAACATCAAACATCGAATGGATTCCTTGTTTGCCTGTTAAGGATCAAAATTTTCCTACCGCAACAAGGATACCAAAGGGTGCTGAAGTTACGTTTTTGTCCAAGTACGATAACGACTTGGTAAAAATTCAGTTTAAGAAGGAAGACGGTATCGACGAATTTGTTGTTTTGGCTATGCGTGAGTTTGTGTGTGACTACTTGTTGCCCATTTACAAACGTAACGGCTAATAGCTACTCAAACAAATAACCAACAAACGCTTTAACCGATATAAAAGATTCTTTTACTGGTTGTGCAGCGGGAGCTGCTGGAGCTGGTGCTGCTGATTTTCCTGCTGCGGGTGCTGCTGCTTGTTGCGCTTGTGGTGCTTGTGGTTTCTTTTGTTCGGGTTCTTTTTCCTTTGCAGAAGCAAGTTCAAGCGCACCTTTCAATATTTTCGAACCAGCAATTTTGTCCCCGCCAAGTTTTTCAGCCATAGCGGCTAATATGTCTGCTGCATCATCACGTTTTGTAACGTTTTGCATAAGAGCTTCTAAACCGGGAATCTTGGCTAGGCGATCATTTAGTTTTTTTGCTGCGGCAGATTGTTGTGCGTCTTCTTTCACATATTTTTTCATATCAACCTTGTGATATATATGCTTTACTTATGCATAAAGTTTTGACATACTTACTGATGACCCTAACGGTCGAAAAGGAGATATTATGAGTATTCGTTCATTCGTTTTTGTATTGGCTTTCGGTATTGCTGGTTGCAATGGGTGTACCTCACCAGCTAGCTCTGATGCCGCCGTTGATGTAGCAGTGGAAGTTGCTTCTGATGTTACATCCTCTGATGTACCTTCTGATGTTGTTGTATCCTCAGATGTGGTTTCTGACGTAGCTGTAGAAGCTTCTGTGGCTGACGATGTTGTAGTTTCGGATGCTGTTGTAGCTAGCGACGTTGCAACGTTGGATGCACGTTCGGATGTTGCAACCTCCGATGTTGTTGCAGACGCAGCTACAGCCGTGAGCGATGCATCACGGGATGCTCGTGATTGAAAGCTATGGATGAAATAGCATTTGGGGTAGTAAGAGCGCATATACTACCGCATGGGGCTACGTTTGAATTGTTTCCTTTAACAGTTAAAGGAAATTATTTAGGAGTTATAACCCATCCATCGCTAGCTAACAAGATTGAAGAAACAATTAACACGGCTGGATTGCCGCAAGCACTAGCAGAAGAATATATGCATTGTAGAATGCATTCTTTGGCTGGTAGGCTTATTTCCAAGCTTTATCCATAGAAATATTTTCTTTATATTTCTTTAAGCTTATGATATCCTTGTTTTACAAGGAGTAGGTTATGAAGTTTCTAGCGGTTATGGTTTCGTTGTTCATTGTTGGTTGTTCTCCTCGTTGGGGAGATTATTGGTCATTGGACGCAGAAGTGCTTGACAGCGCACGGGAAACGTCAATGTCAGAACCAGAATCACCATATATCTTTGATGATGTTGTTACTGCTGATGCTGTAATTTCAGACTGAAAGGTATTATCATGGCAAAGGTTCTTGTAGGTTTGTCCGGTGGTGTTGACTCTGCTGTTGTTGCTGCGCTTCTAAAGCAACAAGGGCATGAAGTTTACGGTTACACTCTTAAGCTACTTGAAACCCTTGACAGCGATGAAGGTGAAGGTTGCTGTACCTTTAAGGATATTCGTGATGCTCGTATGGTTTGCGACAAGATGGGTATTGAATATCTTGTAACAAACTGGAAGCAAGTCTTTAAGAAGAATGTAATTGATCGATATGTTGATGGTGCAAAGCAAGGCATTGCATATAATCCTTGTGTAACTTGTAATAGTACCATTAAGCTTCCAGTTCTTGCTGCTGTTGCAAACCATTTTAATTGTGAGTATATTGCTACAGGGCATTATGCTAGGGTTAGCAACGGACGAATCACAAGGGCAAAGAATCTAAAAAAGGATCAAAGCTATTTCCTATGGGAGACTCCATCTTCTGTTGTATCTCGACTTATGTTTCCCCTTGGTGAGTTTGATAGCAAGGATGATACAAGAGCTATTGCCCGTGAATTCGGGTTGCACGTTGCTGATAAAAAGGATAGTACCGATCTATGCTTTCTCGCTGGAGGAACAAAGAATGAGTTTTTGGAACGAAACGGTGTGGTATCTAACGCTGGTAACATCATTGATGTTGATGGACAGGTGCTAGGCAAGCATGACGGCTACACAAAGTATGTAGCAGGACAACGTATTGGAGGTAGCTCCGAGCGTAGATACGTTCTTAATGTTATTCCTTCTAATGGTGATGTTGTGGTTGGAACAAGACAACAAGCAAACACAAACACTCTTAAGCTTGTTAATGCCAGAATCGATTTTAATGGCGATCTAACAAACGTTGCAGCAGTTACCCGTTACCATTCATCTCCTGTCACTGTTAAGGCTATTACGAGCGTTAACGATGAAGTTAACGTCTCACTTAATGACTCAGTGTTTGGAGTAGCCAAGGGACAAAGCTGTGTGTTTTATCGTGGCGATGAAGTTGTAGGTGGAGGAATCATTGCTTAACATTAAACGTGGTGGTTTGTATGTTGCACCTTGGAAATATACTTTTATGGAATATTTCATAGAAAAAGGTGATTTGATTGTGATACTAGAAGTTAAGAAACTAGATTTTGAATACACAAACATTGACGCCGCTCATTATATGGTAAAAGCATTGTTGTCAACAGGCGATGTTGTAAAATTTCGTGCTTCAGAATCAGCACTTAAAAATCATTGGAAGCGTGTATGAATACAGAAAGTATCACTATTGGTGCGCTTTATACGGTGCAGCTCCTCCCCGATAGCCACTCAACCAGCTTTATGGTTTCGGTGTATGGTGAGGGTTGGAAGTTTTGCAATGTGCATACATCGATGTTGATGGTTCTAGACAAAAACGTTGACGTTAACGTTGAAAATTCCGACTTGATTAATGTTCGTGTTTTGTTGAATGATGGAACTGTTGGTGTGTATTGGGCACCAGAAAGATTACGTTTGATTGATGGAAAAACTTGTAATAGGTAAGATATATTACATCGCTCCCGCCAGCGGATCGAAAACTTTCATGGTAAGAATTCAACCAAAAAAATGGGTTAACTATCCATGTAGTGAACCTATTGTGCTTTTAAGCATATCTTCAAGTTTCTACAAAGCTTTGATGTATGACGGATTAATCGGTGAATTTTACGTTTCTTATCAACACTTTGTTGAAAAAGAAAAAAACGTTTAGATAATCTTAAACACATGATAGTATAAAACTATGAAATACAAAGTTCGTAACTGGATTGCTGTTAATGCTTGGAACCGTAAGGGTGGTGTTCACACTCGCTCGCTGAATGAGCCCCGTGGTGGTCAGCGCAACGTTCAACGTGAATACATCGATGATTATGAGAACGAGCTAGACGTTGAAGATGCTTGCAACGATGATCTCAATGATTGTTGGGATTGAAAAGTTGCAAACTCTTTGTTTTTAAAGGAAAAATGAATTCGATCACACTATATATGCATACGTTTTAAATGTTTGTTATCGGCTGGTAACATAAAAACATAAACGACAAACAAACAACTACTTGACGAGACATAGCTATAATGTGTATAGCTTTGAAAGTCAGGAAAACTAATGTGGTTTAGGAACAAGAAAATGACGGGAAAGCATCAGTTTAAGACGGGTGATGTTGTTGTTATTTATGGTCGCACAAACTTTGATCGTGAAGTAATTACATATACCGACGCAAAGGATCTTGTGGCTTATATCCGCAACAAGGATTATCCAGATAACAAAAGCATGAACAATGAAGAGTACATGAGAACCATTGTGCAAAACATTCAAGAATACAACGAAGGCTTTACTCTGCCGATTCATGATGAAGAAGCGTTTGTGTCTGCTTTGATTCGGTTGGGGCTATGTGACAAAACTCAATTAAACTAAAATGCATATCGAAGTTGGTAAAATCTACGAATTAATTCACTCCAACGTTGTTGAAACGGTGGTCTTCAATCTTGAATTTGAAGAAATTGCAAGGTTGTCGTTGGGGCAAACGTTCGTAGCTTTAGAGCTAATTGGTGAGTTTGAAACAACAGCCGAATACCAATCGATATATCCAAAAAACAACAAAATATTCAAAGTGAAAATCCTTACATCCGAAGGAAAAGTGGGTTTTTGCTCGTTTTGGGCCAGCGAAATAAAAATCGTAGAAAATTGATTTAGATATTCCAAACCATGTGATATTCTCTTTTAGAAAGAGAGACAGAAAGACAAATGGCTCGCATCCGTTCAAATGAGTTTGTGACGTTCGTTAACACTGGCAAGAGCTTTAAGTTTGGTGCTCTTACCATGAATGGTAACGAGGTTCGCAGTTATAACACAGTGATTGCTACGGTTGATCGTGATAACAAGGTTGTTACGATTAATCCTCGCAAGTATAGCGTTACCACTACCATTCATCAGCGTGCAGCCGAGGTTGGTATGCACTATCTTCACGACTACACCGTTTCTTACATTCCGGTTTGATAGAGTAAAAAGAAAAGACAATGGCTAATCACAACAAGAACAAGCGGTTCAGCGGCGAGAATTTTCAACGTGTGCGAAAGGCTCGTGTTGTCGGGCAAGATGCGCTAGAGCGTGAACAACGCCGTCGAGAAGAGCGTGGATTTGTTCGTCCAATTGTAGAAACCGAAGAAGATTTTTATTTGGAATACTACAATGACGAGTGATTCATATGAATCGGCTGATTGAAGCTACGTTGAGTTTTGCCCGTGCTCATAGGCATGATCCTGATATTCCTGCGTGGGTAACCGCAATGATCGTTTCTGGTGGCAGGGTTTTGTCCGTGGGATATAATTCCCGTGCAAGCTCTGGATTGCAGGAACGTTATAAGACCAATCCTCATTGCAACAGCATTCATGCCGAGGTTGATTCTGTTTTGAACGTTCGGCGTAAGGTTGATCTGCGAGGCAGCAAGATTGTTGTTGTTCGACGGCTTCGTACTGACAATGAGAATAATATGGCTTTGGCGATGGCAAAGCCTTGTCCAATGTGTCAAGAAGTTTTGTACGCTTATGGTATCAAGAAGGCACTATATACTATTAGCACTAATGAATATGGTGTTATGAAAATTGTTGACCCAAGAGTTTGAGGTATGCTAATAATAGGTAAATTATATCGTACAGAAAGAACTGCATCTCTTTACGATAGAATTTACAAAGACAACAACAACGTTGTCAACGGTTATAAGCATATTGGAATCGTAGAAGAAAATACGTTGTGTGTGGTGTTAGCGATAAACGAATCTAAGGAATGGCACACAAAGAACTATATAGCAAAGGTGTTAACAGGTAATGGCATCGTTGGATGGTTGATACTATCATGTGCAGCTCCAACACTGGCACTCGTATAACCTATTAACAATCGAATATAAAGGTGTTATGCTGTCATCTAACAAGGAGTAACGATCAATGTCAAAGGTAACAACACAAGAAGTCACAGTTAAGGTTAAGAACCATCCCAGAGAAATGTTTTATGCAGGAAAGCAAACCCGAGATCATTTGAACGGCATCATGAAATATATGTCGTACAAGAAAACGTTTCCAGACCTTGAATGTGTAGCAAACTTTCTAAACACCGTTAATGTTGGTGATTATGTAGGCGTGGAACATAACCAATATAAAGTAGAAGAAGTATCAGAACACAGTTTTATTGGAACAAATATTCATACCAAAAGGTTGCGAACAGTTAGTGCAGAAGATTTAACGATGGGACTTGGTTCGGGATATTGCGAAATTCTATATCGGGATGGTAAGCCGTATGGAATTGAAACCGAAAAGAAAGTTACAGTAAAAATCGTAGATCATACAAAGGATCAATGATATGAATGTGCTTAGTTTGTTTGACGGTATGAGTTGTGGGCAGCTTGCATTAAATCGTGCTGGAGTAAAGTACAACAAATACTACGCATCAGAGATTGAGAAGAATGCAATCAAGATCACGCAAACAAACTATCCAGCCACAATCCAACTTGGACCGATTCAATCGGTTACTGCTTCTCAACTTGAACCTATCGATCTTTTGATTGGTGGAAGTCCCTGCCAAGGATTTAGTACCGCAGGAAAGATGCAATCTTTCAACGACCCCCGCAGCCGTTTGTTTTTTGAATATGTGCGGGTATTTAAAGAATGCAATCCCAAGTATTTTCTTCTTGAAAATGTAGTAATGAAAAAGCAAGATCAAGAGGTTATTACCAAACTGCTTGGTGTTGAGCCTGTTAACATTAACAGTGCGCTTGTGTCTGCTCAAAACAGACGCCGACTATATTGGACTAACATTCCATTTAAGGGATTGCCGCAGGATAAGAACATTACGTTGGATAGTATTTTGGAGAGCGATCCTTTGCCGAAATACTATCTTTCCGAGTTAGCGATCGCTACACTTGAACGAACGAAATGGGTTAAGCCGTGGTGTACGTCAGCTACACCAAAAACAGGAACAATTATTGCGGGTTATAGTAAAAATCCCGGTGGTGCTTATTACTTTGATGACGGAACCAGAAAAAGAAAGTTTACACCACTAGAGTTTGAAAGGTTGCAAACCGTTCCAGATAATTACACTGCTTGCGTTGCCAACACACATCGATATCATGCTTTGGGTAATGGTTGGACCGTTGATGTGATCGCTCATATCTTTAATGGTTTAATCACCACAAATGAATAAAGTTGTTGTAGACTATGGCTCATGCTATCAAGTCTACCTAAAGAATTCTATATTCCTGCCAAAGCGCAAGTTATTTTCGTTCAAGATTTTTTCGCTACAGAAATTCTTGGTGGTGCTGAGTTAACCTCAGACGCTATCATTAAAGCTTGCCCTAAACAATTGTTTCAAATGCACTCTCACAGTGTAACAGAAACAATGGTTAAAAAGCATCATGACAAGATATGGGTGATTGGCAATCAAACAATGATTCCTCCCCATGTCTTGCAAGCTTTTATCGATCACAAGGTTCGATACTATTTCTTTGAGTATGACTTTAAACCTTGTGTGTTACGTTCTACCAAAAAGCATGAGCTTCAAGCTGGTAGTTGCGGTTGTGAAAAAACTCCACACGGCAAATATATGGCTCATTGGATGACTTGCGCCAAGGTTTTGTTTTGGTGCAGCGACGGACAAAGAGACAAGTTTTATAGATTGTATCCAGAACTTAAAGGCAAAACAAAAGACTTTACTCAAAGCTCTACGTTCTACCCAGAAACTATTCTAAACATTAGAAAGGTAAGAGAACGTAAAGAAGCTGGTGAGCTTGTGCCAGAAGATAGATGGGCTATTCTTGATTCAGATAGCTGGATTAAAGGCACAGAAGATGCGGTGAAATACTGCAAAGAAAAGAATATGCCTTATGTTCTTCTTAAGGGATTAACCAATGAAAGATTCTTGGAAGAACTAGCGAAGAGTAAGGGGTTGGTATTCTTTCCAAGAGATATGGATGTAGGCTCCAGAATAACAACAGAAACAAAACTGTTGGGAGGAACACCTATTGTTAACGATCAAGTTCTTCATGCCACAGAAGAATGGTTCAACAAAAGCATTCCAGAGATTGAAGAATATTTGATTGACGGACCTTCAAGATTTTGGAGGATTGTAGAGGAAACCCTTTAATCCTTCTGAAATTAAGTCTGCGTATATGTCACGGTTTTTTCTTCCGTAAAATCTTACAAGTCTTCCGCTCATAGTATTAGCTTCATCTTCAAGGGGTTGAAGACCTTCATCATCCATAGGAAACAACGTTCCTTGTTGTTGTTGGCGGCAGTGAGTTAGCTCATGAGCCATTGTACGCATAATATCTGCTATAGCACGATTATGCACAGCAACAAACACCTCACAGTTATTAGGGTCAAAGTATCCTGCGGTTGGCATACCTGTTTGATGCTTGGACAAAGTTATTCTTACTGGCCCTTTAAGACCAAGTTCTTTAATGCAATGAGCCGCAAACTGTTTAATCATTGCGATGTTTTGCTTTGTGAGTTTCATGCAGTTATAACTAGACTTTGTTTTTAATATCTGCTAACATCGATAAGAAAGGTAACGAAATATGATTTTTCACGAATATGACGATGTGTTTATTTTCCCTGATTTCTCAGATATTCTGAGTAGATCAGAAGTGAATACATCTGTTGTGCTTGAGAGTGTTGATAGCGACCATAGCCTAACACTAAAAGTACCTGTAATTTCTGCCAACATGGATACGATTACAGAAGGCGATATGGCCAGAGTGCTTTCTCATGCTGGAGCTTGTGGTGCAATTCATCGATTTATGACAATCGAAGACAATGTTTTGTCTTATGCTCAAGCAACAGCTCAAAGAGATACCGAATGTTTTGTTTCTATTGGCACCAATAGAGATTGGCAAGAACGAGCAGAAGCTCTTCACAAAGCTGGTGCTCGATTCTTTGTGGTTGATATTGCTCACGGTCACACTCAAATGATGAAAAACACAATTGAGTGGTTGCGTAAACGTTTTGGTAGAGATATTTTCATCATGGCAGGAAACGTTGGAACACCAGAAGCCGTCCATGATCTTGACTCATGGGGTGCTGATGCTATTAAGGTTGGTATTGGTGGTGGGTTTGTATGTGAGACAAAGAATGTAACAGGTGTTAATACACCTATGTTTACAACAGTTATGCGTTGTGCAAGAAACACTGACAAGCCTGTTATTGCTGATGGTGGTGCAAGAGCTTATGGAGACGTTGCCAAGGCTATTGGTGCTGGAGCATCAGCGGTTATGAGCGGATATTTCTTTGCAGGTTGCCCAGAGAATCCAGATAGGTCAAGAGTATATGACCCAATCACTCATACATACAAGCCAATTTATCGTGGTATGGCATCAAGGGATGCAATGGCCGTGATTAGAGAAGCTGATAAAGGTTTGCCAACACCAGAAGGTAGAAGCACAACAACTAACTTGAAGGCAAGTGCTAAAGTTGTTGTTGAAGAAATTGCTGGTGGATTGCGTTCAGCGTTTTCTTATGTTGGAGCACGCAATTTTTGCGAATTCCAAAGCAGAGTTAAGTTTGGATATCGTCGCTAGTTAACAACAGGAGTATATATGCAAAAAGTAAATCATCCTCTTAAAGCAAGAATGTACATTGGTGGTTTGAAATCGCTACTTGTTGATGTAGCTTCTTCAATTGAAGAAATTGAAAAAACAGGTGGTGTTCCTCAAAGCTTTCTAGAAAATTTAACTGATCTCAAAGAAGCAATCGATTTAACTGTAAGCGAGTTTAAAAAGGTTGTTGTTAAGTGTTGTGAGCACGGTGATGGACACGATACCTGTGACGAGGATTGTGATGATGATGCTGCGGAAGAATATGAAGAATATTGCGAAACCTGCGAACTTTTGATTGATGAATGCGAATGCGACGTAGAAGAAGAAGCTCCACCACCACCACCTCGCAAGCTTCCGGCTAAGAAACTTCCTGCTCGAAAGTAGTTAAAGTGGATTGAAAGGATTTAAAGATGTTTAAATGGCTTAAGAGTTTATTCAGTAGCAACAAAAGGTCATGGGGCGGCTCAAAGGTATTATGGGATACTCCATATGTTAGAGTTACTTGGATTTGGGTTGAAGCTGGCAAAGCAACAGAACTTTATACTTCACAAGATTTCACTGTTAAGGATTGGTTGTTTTTGAAAGGTAGTGGTGATTATACCGTTGGAGCTATGAAGAAGAAAATTCTTCCCGGCACACATCCTATTATCACTGCTGGAACAAAGCATTCAATTCAAGCAAGTAACGAACGTGTAGAGGTTCTAGAGATTCTTTCCGGTCCTCCAGTTATCGAGAGTTCCAAGCAACTTCCCGCACCAGTACAAACCGTGGTACCACCACCCGAAAACTCATAATATTTAGCTTTCCAAAACGGTGAGTTATATACTTTACTCTATGAGTAAAGACCAAACAATAACAAAAAAACATTTAAAAATACTTGAGATTGCTAAAAAGGATGTGCTATACTCTAATAGTATAGACAACCTTTTAGATAGCAAAATGACAATCTCAACAGACATTGATTTTTCTTCACCTACCAACGTAGAATATATTCAACTTCGTAAGCATGTCTCTTATTCAGAGATCGCTACTTGGATGGATTGTTCGTTTAAACACAAGCTCAAGTATCTTGATGAAGTCAAGACCGAGAATGACGGTCCCTCCGAGCATACAGAGTTCGGTCAAGTTATTCACGATGCACTAGAACAATACCTAACAACCAAGGTAATGCCACCTATCGAGCAAGTAAGAGCAAACCTTACCGAGATGTTCAGTAAGCTTCCAAATGCTAGCGAGCTAAAGGAAAGCGAATGGCACGATACCATTGAACCTATTCTTTCAGAGGTACCAGCCTTTATGGAAAATACTTTTGGTGATTGGAAGTTTGTTGCTGCCGAGCTACCTTTGATGGAATCAATCGATAATCACAATCATATGTTCAAGGGATTTATCGATGGAGTAATTGAAGGTGTAAACAAAAAGGGTGAGCGAGTTGTTTGGATTATTGATTGGAAGACTTGTTCGTTCTTTTGGCCGCTAGCCAAGCGTATCGACCCCAAGAAAACGATGCAGCTTGCCTTTTATAAACATTTCTATGCCAGAAAGCATAACTTGTCTCTCAAGGATATCAAGTGTGGCTTTATTCTCTTGCGTAGAAGCAAGAAGGCTAATAACTGTGAACTTGTTACAGTAAGTGTTGGTGACAAGGCAGTAGAAAAAGCTATGAGCACGATTGATACTATGCTGGGTTATATTCAAAAGCGTATGTTTCCAAAGAACAGAGAATCATGTAAGTATTGTCCATATGCCGGAACGGAGCATTGTCCATGAAGAATGTGCTAGTAACTGGGGGGCTTGGTTTTATTGGTAGTCACGTTGTAGATTTACTACTAGAACAAGATTACAACGTAACGGCTGTAGACAACTTAGACACCGGGAAACAAGCCAATCTTCAACATTTGAAACCTTATGAAAATTCTCGGCTTAAAATTTACAAATTTGAGTTTGATGATTTTGGTATTTTATCAAACATAAGGGATGGTAAGTACGATTACGTTTTGCATCTTGCGGCAAAAGCGAGCGTTCCTTATTCGGTTGACAATCCTATGCTGTCAAACGACGTTAATGTGTCGAAAACTTTAGCATTGCTAGACGCTTGTAGGTCTGGTAAAGTCAAAAAGTTTGTGTTTTCTTCTTCGTCTGCTGTATACGGTGACTCTGATATGTTTCCTACAAAAGAATCGTGCAGCAAAAACCCATTGTCTCCGTATGCTTTACAGAAAAGCGTTATCGAAGATTATTGCAAGATGTTTTATAACCTTTATGGTGTAGAAAGCGTTTGTTTGCGATATTTCAATGTTTTTGGTCCAAGGCAAGCAGGTTCGGGACCATATGCTAATGTTATTTCTTCATGGTGCGAAAACGGTATCAAACACAAGAAGATTCGGTTGGATGGTAAAGGTGAATCGTCACGAGATTTTGTTTATGTGAAAGACGTTGCAAAAGCAAATTTGCTAGCAATGACTAGTCATATGAAACACGCATGTATTAATATCGGTGGTGGTAACTCTATTCCTATTAAAGATGTGCTTCTTACTTTTGAAGAATGTTTTGATGTACAAGTTACGAATGCACCAGCAAGACTAGGTGATCCACTTCGTACATTGGCTGATGTTAGTTTGGCAAAAACGTTGCTTGGATTCGAACCAACAAAAGTTACACCTGACTTGTTTCGTGAAACCTTTGTTTGGTACAAGGAGAACGTTAAATGAACACAAAAATGAAAATCGTTGTTCCAGTTTATAATGCCCAAGAATGGATTAAAAAATGTTTGGAATCTATTGCAACACAACAACACAAGAACTTTGAATGTGTTGTTATCAACGATGCGTCAAAAGACAATACAAAGGAAGCGATAAACAGCCTACAACTTGATGAACGATTTCATGTAATACACAACGAAGTCAATCAAGGTGCGTTGTATAACATCGTTAACGGTTTTAAGTATCTTCAAGCAGAAAAAGAACCAGAAAGCGTATTGATGGCTATTGATGGTGATGATTGGTTGTTTAGTCCAACATCGTTAACAGTTATCAACAAGGTATATACCAAAATGCCTAGTTGTCTTTTGACATATGGCAGCTACAACGATTGGCCCACGGGAGCCAAAGGTATTTGTGAAGCATTTCCACAAGAAGTTATCAACGCTCGCTCTTATCGAGCTTATCCAAAGTTTGTTACTTCACATCTAAGAACCTTTAAAAGCAAGCTTTGGTATTCGCTACAAGAACAAGATTTAATCGATCCAAGAACAAACAAGCATTACTCCGTTGCTTGGGATTTAGCGTTTATGATGCCCATGCTAGAAATGGCTGGGAAGCATTTTGTGTTCATCGATCAGCCATTGTACTCATATAATCGTAACAACCCAATCAGTGATGGTTATATTCGTCAAAAACAACAATGGGAAACCGATCAATTTATTCGTAAGCTTCCAAGAAAAGAAGTGATTGATTTTAATTCCAAGGTAACCGATGGGATTGATGCAAAACAGTTATTGACTCCTTACAGATTTGATGTGGCCGTAAAATATATGTACGCCAAATCGATTGTAGAGGGTTTTAAAACCGATTACTTCAAAGATGCGTACAAAGAGCATCTCAAGGTTTGGAACGGCTTTAAAGAGTATGACAACCCCAACAAAACAACCTTTGAAGCGTTTGACAACGAATTCAAATCAATCATTAAATCGATTGAAAACAAAGGTTTTGATGCAACAGTTTCCAAGGTACCTATTCAAGATTCAAAATATATTTTGAATGGAGCGCATCGTGTTGCCGCTGCAATGGCATTAAACAAACAAGTTGTATGCAAACAAGGTGTTGACGGTAATGATGGGCAGATGTATTGCGGTTGGCCTATGTTTCAAAAGCTTGGCTTGTCCCACGTTTATGCAGATCAAGCAGCTATAGAATATGCCAAGCTAAAACCAAACACTTTTATCGCTACTTTGTTTCCAGCGGCAAAAGGAAATGGACAACTAGCTGTTGATGTACTTAACAAGCATGGCAAGGTTGTTTATTACAAAAGTGTCAAGTTAATCAAAAACGGTCCATTGAATCTAATGGCAGAGTTTTATGAAAACGAAGCATGGGCTGGCGGGCCACATAACAACTATGCAGGTTATCGAGAAAAGGCTAACTTGTGTTTTACATCAGATCATCCAACGGTGTTCTTTTTGGTTGAGTTCGACAGTTTGCAAAACTCTGTTGCGGCCAAACGTGAGATAAGAGAAGCATTTAACCTTGGCAACCACACCATTCATATCAACGATACACACGAACAAACCATTAGACTAGCTAACGTCGTGTTTAACAACAACAGCTTGCATCATTTGGTTTATGCCAAAAAGGTTTCGTTTCCAAAGTTCGATCAACTTCTTGCTAAGTTTAAGCAACTAGTTCCTAATGTAGACGACTATGCTGTTACTGTAAGCTCTGTGTTGTCTGCGTATGGTTTAAGAGAAGGTAAGGATTTAGATTACGTTACAAGAAGCAATGTGATTGTTAAAGATGATTTGATTGATTGCCATAATCAATATCTGGAAACGTTGTATGGTACAACCGCTGATGAAATTGTACTAAACCCTAGAAACTACTTTTATACCAAAGGTGTTAAGTTTGTATCGCTTGCCTTTATTCGTGATTTGAAAGCAAAACGAAACGAACCAAAAGACATAGAAGATATTAAACTGATAGATTCGTTAGCATGAGAAAACTCAACATGTTCATCCCAATAAGGGATGAAACCAATCATATGATAAAAATCTACCAATACTTGTATAACAAATATTGGGGCGATATGAATGTGTATTTCCTTGGCTATTCAAAACCAACATTTGAGTTAGAAAAGAACATACATTTTGTTTCGCTAGCTGAAAAAAGAGATCCAAAACCAACAGCGTGGTCAAATGACTTGATTAAGTTCTTTAAACAACTTCCAGATCAGTATTTTTACTTTAGCTTGGAAGATTTGTTGGTTATTAGACCTGTTGATTTTGAGCTTTTGGATATATGTGAAGAAATGATGAATCCTTCTATTGGAAGGATTGATTTATGGAATTCTGTGCAATATGATATAGGGCGCAGAGGTTGGTTGCAACCATACAAAACGCATCGAGGTGTAACGTTTGTGAAAGAGCATTCGAACGCTCCACCTTCCGTTTACAAGATTTCTTGTTCGAACTCTATTTGGAATCGTGCATGGTTTTTAAAAACCTTGTTTCCGAATTGGTCAACATATGATTGGGAAACAAAAGGAAACGATGGTAGAAACAACGACGGATTTGAAGTAATATCTCCTATAAATCGTTGGACTCCATCTGTTGTTCATGCTTTGAGTCGGAACCATTGGGGCGATGCGATTAATTTGGATGGTATGCTCCCAGATGATAAACAAAAGGTGGCTCAACTGTTAAAAGATATCAACGTTGATAAACAATTGATCGAGTTTACATCGATGAATCAAGTTATAAACTTGCGAGGTTTTCAACCAACAGATTCTGACGTATCTAATTTTTAGAAAGAGTAAATAAAATGGAAATAACTACAAAACCTTGGGGATACTATCTCCCTATTTTAGAAGAAGATTACTGCAAAGTTAAAAAGCTGCTCATCAAAGCTGGAGAAGCTCCAAGTTATCAATATCATTTTAAGCGTAGCGAAGTTTGGGTTGTTGTTAAAGGTCAAGGTGAAGTGAGAATAGACGGAGAAGTTACTACCTGCGGCGTTGGTAGCGTTATTACTGTTCCTGTCGAAGCAAAACACCAAATTAAAAACACTGGCACCGACGATCTTATTTTTATCGAAGTACAACTTGGAGAATCTTTTGAAGAATCTGATATCGTAAGAGTTGAAGACAAATATGGCCGACTATAAGGTATTGATAACAACCAGTGGTACTGGTTCACGATTAGGAGAACTAACAAAGTACACAAACAAAAGTTTGGTACGTGTTGGGGATAAACCTACCATAGCTCACATCATCGATCAGTATTCAAAAGATACCGAGTTCGTGGTTACTCTTGGCTATTATGGTAGCCATGTTAAACAGTTTTTAGAGCTTTGTTATCCAGATCGTAGCTTTACTTTTGTAGAAGTAGATCATTACACTGGACCAAAAAGCAGCTTGCTATATTCTATCTCGCTTTGTGAATCAGTATTGCAAAAACCTTTTGTGTTTCATGCTTGCGATACTGTGCTAGGCCCAGAATATCATAAAAACTTAACACTTACTTCTAACTGGATTGTTGGTTGTGTAAGTGAAGCAAGTCATCACTATCGTACCTTTAACGTTCACCTAGACAAGATTGTTACAATCAATGAAAAAGGTGAACAAAATTACAACTTTGCCTACGTTGGCGTAGCGGGTATATACGATTATAAAGAGTTTTGGAACGCAACCCGAGAGATTTTGCAGCAACCATCAAACGAACTTTCCGACTGTCACACAATAAACAAAATGATTGAAAAAGGTTTTAAGTTTTCTTGTAACCAAATCAAATCATGGTTGGACGTAGGAAACGTTGACTCGTTAAAAATAGCTCGAACAAAAATACCATCTTCGTTTCATGTTTTAGACAAAGACGATGAAAACATATTCATTTTTGATGGGTACGTTTACAAGTTTTTTCACGACGAAAAGATTTGTTCGAATCGTGTTGCTAGGTTTGAGCACTTGAAGGATATGGTACCAAAGCTTGTTGCTCATACAACCAACTTTTACAAGTACGAATATGTAGAAGGCGATTTGTTAGCTGACTGCGTGAATATTTCAAAGTTCAAAGAGCTTTTGAAATGGGCAAACACAAACCTTTGGATTGAAAAACCAAACGCAAATCACAAAAGCAACTGTCTTGCGTTCTATAAACAAAAAACTTTTGATCGTGTAAATCGCTTTCTTAAGAAATACAACATAAAAGACGCAGAAAACACAATAAACGGATTCAAGGTTCCATCGATGGTTGATTTGTTATCGATGGTTGATTTTGATAGTTTGTCTGGAAAGCAATCAACCGGCTATCATGGAGATTTTATCTTGGATAATGTGTTGATGACAAGCCAAGGAATCAAATTGATTGATTGGAGGCAAGACTTTAACGGAGACATAAAGCATGGTGATATGTTTTATGACTTAGCCAAACTCAATCACAACTTGATTGTGAATCACGGTATGATTAAAGACAATCAGTTTAAAATCGATTTCTGTGGCAACGAAACAGTTGAGTGTGATATAAACGTCAAGAAGTCTTTGATCGACTGTAGACAGGTTATAATCGATTTCTGCGGTCAAAAAAACATCGATTACAAAAACATAGACATACTAACTTCTATTATATGGATCAACATGGCTCCGTTGCATGAGCATCCGTTGGATATCTTTTTATACTACTTTGGGAAATACAACCTATTTTTGAAACTACAATGAAAAACGCAAGATATTACATTGGACCAATGAGCTTGAACGTTGTTGATGCTGTTATCGATCACAGCAGCAAAGCACCTATTGGATTGATTCCTTCCAGAAGGCAAGTTGATTATAGCTCTGGATATGTTAACAACTGGAATACTGCAAATTTCGCTGATTATGTACGTTCTCGCAGTTTAAACGTTTCTCTTTGTCGAGATCATGGAGGGCCACTCCAAGGTAGCACGGAAGACGATGGGCTGGTTTCAATTCTTCACGACGCTGAAAGCTTGGATCTTATTCATATCGATCCTTTCAAACAAGAAAAAGATATGCAAAAAGCTGCTTTGGTTACGGTCGAGCTTATACAGCAAGCGTACAAAAGAAACCCAAACGTTTTCTATGAAGTTGGAACCGAAGAAGCTATTAGAAAGTACGAACCAGAAGACTTACAACGGTTTTTGTCTATTGTTAGATCAAACCTTAAAGATCACGAATATCAACAAATCAAGTATGCTGTTGTGCAATCAGGTACGGGTTTAGATTTAGCCGCTCGTAGAAACACAGGTGAGTTCAATCAAAAGCGTTTAGAAGCATTTGTCATGACTTGCAAGCCGTTTGGACTTTTAAGCAAAGAACACAACGGAGATTATTTGATCGAGCATCGCCAGCTAGCTCCCAGATTTGATGTTGGATTAGATGCGATCAACATTGCTCCTGAGTTTGGTCAAATCGAAACCGAATGGTATATCAACACTTGCAAGAAAGACGAACAAACATATGAAACGTTGTTTGGCATTTGTTATCATTCTGGCAAATGGAAGAAATGGGTCAATCAACACAATGAAAAACAATTGACAAAGGACAGTTATGTATGGATGACTGTTCACTATCTTTTGTCGGACCCAAAGTTTACTCAACATATCAAACGTTTGTTTCCAAATGCCGACAGCGAAATAAAACAAATGGTGAATCATAGATTAGATTCACTTTATGAGCAGACAAAAAACTATAGCTTTTGATTTAGACGACGTTCTTTGTGAACGAGACAGTAAGTTTGAATCGTTAGGAGCTTTAAAATATCATCATTGTGTTCCAAAAATGGAATACATCAATATGGCTAACAGCTTATACGAAGCTGGTTACAAGATTATTGTGTACACAGCAAGAGGCATGACTCATTTCGCTGGTGACGTTAAAGCTATTGAAGAAAACCTTAGATCGATAACAGAACAACAGTTAAACGATTGGGGTGTTCGTTATCATGAGCTGGTGTTTGGGAAAAAACACTACGAACTTTTAATCGATGATAAGGCATTAAACTCTGTTGGACTTACACTTGATCAAATCAAAGGGTTTTTAAACACATGAAACTGATACAACGAAACAAAGATATAATCCTTGATAAAGAGGATTTAGAACACATTTATACCTTTAAGGATTTTCCTGTTTTTATGGGATGCGTAGATCAAGATCCAAGCAAAGATCTTGTTGCTGATATGTCTTGGCATATAAGCAAGAAATCTGGCATGGTTCAACTTAATCCATTGCTTCCATTAGACGTAGTATACAATGTGTCTCATGGTTCTGGAACAACAGGAAAGCTTTGGGAACAGCATCACGAAGCTTTTTCTAGGTTTATAGAACGGTTCAAAGTAAAAACTGTGTTAGAGATTGGTGGAGGGCACGGACAGCTTGCCAAAAAGTACATTAAAAGAAACCAAGAAACGTTTTGGGTTATTGTAGAACCCAATCCTTCGGTGGATGAATCTGTTCCAGTTGAAGTTGTTAAAGGTTTTTTCGACAACAACTTCAAACATAGCAAGCGGTTTGATGCTTTGATTCATTCTCATGTATTAGAGCACGTTTACAACGTTGATGAGTTTTTGTCACATCAATCAAGCTTTATGCAAGAATCTAGTTTGTTGTTGTTTTCCGTTCCAAATATGCAGGTTATGATCGACAACAACTATACCAACTGCGTTAACTTTGAGCACACCATGTTGCTCACCGAACCTTATATCGAATATTTGTTGGCAAAACATGGATATGCTTTAGTAGACAAAGAATATTTTATGACAGACCACAGCATATTCTACTGTGCAAGAAAATCTTTGAATGTAGAGAAAATCGAGTTATCGACCAGCTTGTATGATAAGAATCTTAAAAGCTTTTGCAGCTACATTCAGTTTCATTTGGACGAAGTTCAAAGATTAAACAAGATTATCGACAAGGCTAGTTCGCCAGTATACTTGTTTGGAGCGCACGTTTTTTCTCAATACTTGATATCGTTTGGTTTGGACACAACAAAGATTGTGTGCTTGTTAGACAACGATTTGAAAAAAGAAAACAAACGCTTGTATGGAACAACGTTAATATCAAAAACACCCAAAATTCTAGGGAACGGAGAAAAATGTCTTGTTATTTTGAGGGCCGGGGTATATAATGAAGAAATCAAGAATGACATTCTTGACAACATAAACAAAAGCGTGGAGTTTATCTGATGAGAAAAATATATTTCGCTGCGACTCCTTGGGCATCAAGCGAGCAGATTCTAGAAGATTATAGACATCAGACTCCTAAGAGCGAAGGGGTTTGGGAAGATGTTGTTGCTGTAAAAGATCCGAAACAAGCCGAATTCATCGTTATACAAGACGAAGTTGCTGGACCGAGTTTGCTTAATATGTTTAAACCAGAAAAACGACTTTACTTTAACAGAGAAGCGTTATCTTTGCATTTAAAAAACCAATATCCAGTTGGTGAGTTCAAGCGATTTTCTTTTTGGGATGGTACTGGGTATCTTCCAATTCGATGGTGGTATGGTACTAATGTGCAAGCTTCTGCTCAAGGTTATAGCGGAATCGCAAAAACATACGATGAACTTATGGCTGAAAAGCCATATCCCAAAACAAAGCATATAACAAGCATTGTTTCTAACAAGGTGATGAACGAAGGTCATCAATTAAGAAAACTGTTTTCAAAACGTTTTCTAAAAGAATATCCAAGATTGGATTTGTACGGCTCAATAGAGTTTCATAACAAATCGATTCCAAACAACGATAAAGTTCAAGCTTTACAAGATTATAAATATTGCCTTGGTTATGACAACCAAGATTTCATCAAAGACTTTTTTGGTACACAATTAAGCGATTCTTTGCTTTGTTGGTGCGTTCCAATATTTTGGTGCGGAACAAACCTTTCAAGATATCTCCCAGAAGGTTCGTTTATTCAGTTTGATGCAAGGAAGCCAGCAACTGAAATACCAAGGTTGATTGAATTAATCGAAAACGATGACTATGAAAAAAGATTGCCAGCAATAACAGAAGCTAGAAATCTTATCTTAAACAAATACAACTTTTGGCCTACCATCAAACATGTAATAGAGCTATAATCATGGAAAAAATCCCACAGTTTCAACCATATTTCGATGACAGAGAATACGCAGCAATCAAACAATGCTTTGATTCAAACTGGATTACAGAGGGTCCAAAATCCAAAGAGTTCGTTGAAAAGTTATGCAAGCTTATGAATGTCAGATATGGAGTGCTGGCTCCCAATGGCACTCTATCGCTTTATATGGCATTAAGAGCCTTGGGCATTGGTCGTGGTGACGAAGTATTAGTACCGAACTTTACGTTTATTGCCAGTGCCAATGCAGTGGAAATGTGCGGTGCGACACCTGTCTTCGTTGATATTGACGATGATTTGCATATCAATATCAGTATGGCAGAAAAACTAGTTGGTAAAAAAACAAAAGCAGTTATGCCTGTTCATGTATATGGTATGGCTTGCAATATGGAAGCAATCATGTCTTTTGCAGAAAAACATGGATTAAAGGTGGTTGAAGATGCTGCTCAAGGAGTTGGAATCACATGGAATAACAAACATGTTGGTACCTACGGTGACATTGGCAGTTTTTCTTTTTTTGCTGACAAAACTATTACAACAGGCGAAGGTGGTTTGTTAGTTACAAACAATGAAGAAACATATAAAAAGCTTCTTTATGTTCGCAACCAAGGTAGAATCGACCGTGGAAGCTTCATTCATCCAGAAATCGGTTATAACTTTCGTATGACAGATATTCAATCTGCAATCGGTTTGGTGCAACTAGAAAAACTACCAGATATCATAAGTAAAAAAGCTACGATATTAAAAACATATCAACAAAACCTAGACAGCAGATATGAAATCATCGTTCCAAAAAGCGATAAATCAAACCATATACCATTTCGAGTTTGTACAACAGTTGCAGGTGGTTCCGAACAGTTAATGCAACATCTTAAAGAAAACAACATCGAAACCAGAACGTTTTTTTATCCTCTACATATGCAGCCATGTTTTTCTAACTTGAAAAAGAAAAAGAAAACATCGTATGAGATATCGATTAAAAAATACAAAGAAGGTGTTTGTCTACCATCATTTGTTGGGATAACAAACGAACAAATCTTATACGTTTGTGAGAAAATGAATGAGTACGTACAACGACAAACTGGCTAACTGCTACGACGACCTTTATCTAGATAAAGACTATTCAAAAGAAGCCGAGTACATAACGAGAACCGCTGATAGTCATAACGTTCTACTTGACATTGGTTGCGGTACAATGTCTCACACGATCTTGTTAGCTCCAAAGTTCAAGCAAGTTATTGCTGTTGACTTATCTAAACCAATGATTGATATTGGTTTGTTGAAGCTTAAAAACCTTGGCATAAAAAATGTGTCAGGTTTTTGTTGTGATGTTGCTGATTTAAAAATCTCCGAGCAAGTTGATTGTGCAATATCAATGTTTAATGTTGTCAACCACATTGAAAGCATAAAAGACTTGCAAACGTTTTTTGATGCTATTAATAACCGTTTAAAGCCAAATGGAGTGTTTGTGTTTGACTGTTGGAACGGTGTTGCTTGTACTATCGAGCAGCCAACAGAACATTCATTTAAGACAAAAACCGCAAGCAGTAAAACGTTTGAAATATCAACATCAACGAAAACTAACTTATTCGATTCTATTTCGATTATGGAAAATAATGTTGTTGTAAAAGAAAACAACACGATTGTTGATGTTTTTTCATATGAGTTGCGACATATACTTTGGTCGAACCATACGTTAAAAGATTTGTTAAAAAATGCTGGTTTCGTTTTAGAAACGATTACACCGAATGTTACGGTGAAGACGCCAGCGACTATCAAGGATTATCGTTTGGTTTACACATGTAGGAAAAAAGTATGAAAAAAGTTTATTCAAAAATAGAAAAAAATAAACTGCTGTTTGTGATGTATGATTTGAATAACGTTACGGACAGAGTTGATTTGGTTGATGAAAATGAGTTCTTGCAATGCGCTGTGATAAAAAAACCAAAGAACACCAAGTTTCGTCCACATAAGCACATATCAAAACCTATCAAGGTTTCTGAACAAATAGCGCAAGAATCTTGGTTTGTTTTCAAAGGTAAGATCAGAGTTTTTCATTATGATATTGATGATTCATTTATGGGAACGCATGATCTTTCAGAAGGCGAGATACACATAACTTTAGAAGGTGGTCATAGTCTTGAATGCTTAGAAGATAATACGATCATCTGCGAGCATAAAAATGGGCCGTACTACGGTCAAAAATTGGATAAAACATTCATTGAGGAAAACATATGAGTAAAAAAGCATTTATCACTGGAATCAATGGTCAAGACGGAAGCTATCTAGCTGAATATCTTTTGTCTTTGGGTTATGAAGTTCATGGTATGGTTCGTAGAAATTCTATGGCCGAGAATCAAGATATTCGAATCGGTCATATTACTAAAAACATAGTAACCCACTATGGCGACTTACTGGATGAAAGTTCTATTGACCGACTTTTGTTCGATCTTAAGCCAGATGAAATCTATAACATTGGAGCGCAAAGCCACGTTAAAATCAGCTTTGAAATCCCACAATTTACCGTGAAAACTAATGCTCTTGGTGTTATGAATATGCTAGAGGCTTATCGTAGATTTTGTCCTAACGCAAAGTTTTATCAAGCTAGTTCATCAGAAATGTTTGGAAACAGCCAAGACTCAGATGGATTCCAAAGAGAAACAACACCAATGCATCCAGTAAGTCCATATGGTTGCTCTAAGTTGTTTGGATATTCTATTGTTAGAAACTATCGCAAAGCTTATGGTTTGCACGCTGTTAACGGAATATTGTTTAACCACGAATCTCCACGTAGAGGCTCTAACTTTGTTACCAACAAGGTGGTTAAAACAGCCGTACAAATCTACCGTGGAGTGACGGATAAACTTGAACTTGGCAATCTAGACTCATATCGTGATTGGGGTCACTCAAAAGATTATGTAAAAGCCATGCACAAAATCATCAACCATGAAACACCAGATGATTTTGTTGTTTCAACCGGTGAAACGCATTCAGTTAGAGAAATGGTTGATTATGTTTTTCGTAGGCTTGATATGAATTATCAAGATTACGTTGTGCAAAATCCTGCGTTCATGCGTCCAGAAGAGCTTAAGTACCTTAAGGGAGACTCAACAAAAGCAAGAACCGTGTTGGGTTGGAAACCAGAATATACGTTTGAAACATTGCTCGATGAAATGATTGAGTATTGGAAAGAAAAGATTAGATAAGTAAAAACATAACCTTGTGTTTGTGCTACGATATCTGGTTACTAAGGAGAACCTTTAAATGAGTTCAAATGACGTAGCCGTTGTTGTTCCACAACGCAAACACAAGATTTTGATGTTGAGTGACCATCCACTATGCACAAGTGGTGTTGGTGTTCAAGCAAGATTCCTTATTCAAGGCTTGTTGAATACAGGCAAGTATAGCTTTCGTTGTCTCGGTGGAGCAATCAAGCATCCAAACTATGACACAGTTATGCTTAATCCAGACTTTGTTATCAAACCTGTTGATGGTTTCGGAAACCCCGAAATCATTCGCAACATCTTGATTAACGAACGACCTGACGCTGTGCTTCTTTTCACAGACCCAAGACAGTTTTTTTGGCTTTGGGATATCGAAGACGAAATTCATCAAATCTGTCCAATAACCTATTGGCATGTATGGGACAATGACCCATATCCAGATTACAACGATGTATGGTACAAGTCTACAGACCTCATCAATTGCCTTTCATATAAAACATATGAAATGGTGAATTCAAAGTTCCCAGAACGTACAAACTACATTCCTCACGCTTTTCCAAAAGAAGTATATTTCCCTCTTCCAGAACAAGCAAGAATAGAACTTCGCAAGAAGAACTTTGGAGAACGAGCTGATTGGTTTGTTGGCACATGGGTTAACCGTAATGCAACCCGTAAAATGCCAAACGATGTTCTTAATGCTTGGCGGGTGTTTCTCGACCGTCTACAAGCTGAAGAAGGGCATCGCAAGGCTGTGCTAATCATGCACACAGACCCAAACGATGTTGAGGGTCCAAACCTTATCGCTGTCACAGAAAAGCTTGGTATTAATGAACACGTTATGTTTTCAACTCAAAAAGTTGATTTCAATGATATGAACGCTCTTTATAACATCACAGACTTTACTGTTAACGTTGCAAAGGCCGAAGGATTTGGTTTAGCCACTCTGTCAGCCATGATGGCTGGTAAGCCTATTATCGCTCTTAAAACAGGTGGATTAACTCGTCAAGTTGTAGATCACCGTGATGGGTCGGAGAATGGAGTGGCTATTGAACCAGCAGCACGAACCTTGGTTGGGTCACAAGCTGTTCCTTACATTTACGACGATCACGTTAACTATCTTGACGTTGCCGAAGCTTATTGGAAGGTTTATAAGATGACACCAGAGGAACGAAAAGCTTTGTCTGAAAAGAACATTGATTATTGCAACTTTGAGTTTTCATATGAAAATATGATTAAACAATGGGACGAAACGTTGGATAAATGCATTACCGGTTTTAAAACGAACAAACCAAAAAGCTGGACTTGTGAACAACTTCGTCCGTTTGGTAAATGATAGGAAGACTATAAACAATGAAATCTGTACTACTTAGAGCACCTCTTTTGGTTCATGCAGGCTACGGTGTTCACGCCCGTCAAATCGCTCGCTGGCTTTTTCGTGTGGCAACAGAAACACACCAACTAGACATTACAACTGAACCTCTTGGTTGGGGTAAAACTCATATGATTGTTGATACTGAAGCAGAAGATGGTCTTATTGGACAAATTCTTCAAGCAGCAGGAAACAAAAAGAACTTCTATGATGTAACCATTCAACTTCAACTTCCAAATGAATGGAATCCTTTTCTTGGAACGTTTAACGTTGGGGTAACAGCAGGTGTAGAAACCGATAAGTGCAATCCAGCTTGGATTGAATGCATTAATCGTATGGATATGATTATTGTTCCAAGCGAGTTCACAAAGCAAACTTTCCTAAACACAGGAGAAGTAACAGTTCCAATTATCGTTGTGCCAGAAAGCTTTCCAGATGGTTTGCTATCCGAAGCTATTAGTGTAGACCTTGGCTTATCAACCAAGTTTAACTTTCTTGTTGTTGGTCAACTCACTGGTAACAACACAGAAAATGATCGTAAAAACCTTCCTTATACAATGAAGTGGCTGGCTGACGCATTCGTAGATTGTCCTGACGTTGGTATCGTTGTTAAAACAAACTCTGGCGCACAAACACAACTCGACAAGCAAAACATTAGGAATATCTTTTCTAAGTTGGTTGGAGAAATTGTTGGACCAAAGAACAAAGGACCAAAGTTTTATCTACTTCATGGTCATATGACAGATGAAGAAATGCATGGACTTTATACACATCCAGACATCAAGGCTCTTGTAACTTTTACCCACGGCGAAGGATATGGTTTACCTATTGTAGAAGCTGCTGCTTGTGATCTACCCATTATTGCAACAAATTGGAGCGGTCATTTAGAGTTCCTTAAGCATGGAAGATTTATTCCTGTAGACTATAATTTGATGACAATTCCTGCATCTAGAGTTGACAATCAAATTTTTATGAAGGATGTAAAGTGGGCTAATCCTGTTGAACTTGATGCCAAACAACGATTAAAGAAGTTTTATTCTGGCTCACAGATTCCAAAGCAATGGGCAACCGAGCTTGGAACAAAAATCCGAGAACATTATTGTTTTGATGCTGTAGCTCGTATTTATTCAGAAGTGTTGAATGAGCATTTGAAAGAAGAACAATGATAGGTTATTTTTTAGCGTTCTTACTTGCAATCGCTTTAGGTTTTGTAATTTACCACGCCTTTAGATGGGCTAAAATCATTTTCATTTTAGAAGATGATCTTGCCGATGCGATTGAGATTCATGAAAGAACATTAGAAACATTGGAAGCTATCGTTAAAACTCCTATGTTTTTTGACAATCCACAAACAAAAGCAGCGGTTGATGAAGCAATGGAAAATGTAAAAATGTGTCAAACCGCAACGCACAAGCTTATTCAAAACTTTACACAACGAAGCAAGCAACGCTATATTCGGCTTGTAGATGAAGACGAGGGCGAATGATTCCAACAGGTAAAAAGCTAATCAAACGCAAGCCAAAAGGCGGGGCAGCTCCACAAGAGTTTTATTTCAATGCTAACACTCAACAAGCTATTGTTGATTACAAAGCTGAAACAATACCTTCCAAACGCAACGACATATACGTTCGTGAAATACTTCCAGCTTTTAACAAGCTTGTGGAAAACTTGATTAACGTTTATGGTTTTCAAATTCAATATGAAAGCAAAGCAGATTTGCAAAATGAATGCATCGAGTTTTTGTATGGTGTAATTACAAAGTTTGATGCAAGTAAAGGCACCAAAGCATTCTCATACTTCAATGTTGTTGCAAAACATTGGTTAATCATTAAAAGCAAACAAAGTGTTCGTAATGTTCATGTGTTTACTTCTATTGATGATACTGAAGCCTTGTCTCAACATGACTTGGAAACAATAGAAAATCATAGTGTTTCACCGTCTCCAGAAGAAAGTTTGGTAGAAGAATGCGATCACCAAAAAATCAAAACAATATTGGAGTTTATTTCTTCAAAAGCCATAACTGATAACGAACTTGAATGTCTTAAGGGAATTAACTTGTTGTTTAGCAACGTTAACGAACTTGATTTTCTTAACAAACGTGCTGTAATGCTTTATTTAAGAGAAATAACCAACCTTTCGCCCAAGCAACTTAGTGTTGTGCTTTCTCTTATGAAACGTCATTACAAAGCAGCCAAAGAAGAATATGAACGAATTGATTGATGACATGACAAACTTTGAAGACATAGAAAAAGACAACCCAGCAGGGCGAGAATTGATCAAAAAAACCGATCAAGATCTTGCCGTGTTTTCAGAGTTGTTGGATTCAATTACAACAATAGACGAACGTTTAAAGCTTTTGTGGAAACAAATCTACGAAAACGCTTTGATCGATAGAAGAAACGCTTATATGATTTGGACCGACTTATACGTTCAAGTTCATGGTAATGCTGAACAACATGTTATTCATGGCGATCATATGGCAAAATATATGGAACGTATGGAAAAAGCCAACACTCAACTTTTGAAGTTAGCTGAGTTGGTTTATAAGGCCAAGGACAAACAAGAAGCCGAAGAAATCCCAGATAGTCGTTCTTTGTTCGACAGAATAAAACGTAGTAGCAAGGATTGATCGATGCCTAATGAAAACATTAACGTAGGAAGAGTTTTAGCTGGAGCTACTTCTCCTACATTAGACATGTCTAAATTGGTGTTAAACAGCCAAGTGGCTGGTTCACCACCGATATTTCAACGTGCAACCGTTGAAGAAGTTATCTATAATCCAAAAGAATTAACAGTTGAAGATCGTGATCGTATAAAACGTTTGGTTGTTAATCCAGAAGAAGTAGAACAAGCTCCTGCTAACAGCGTTATTGCTACTGCAATCTCTGATGGTGTAAGCGACTCTACTCCAATCAAGATTCTTATTGCTCCTTTTTTTCAAAGCCATTTCATGCTTCCCATACAAGTTGGAGAGCAAATAACAATTGTTTTTGAAGACTTTCAAAAATACGGTTGGAAAGGTTCAAAATGGCTTACACGAACACCAGAAGGTTTGCCTGTAGAAGATCCAAACTTTACACACAACGATAGAAGATTCAATCAAGAATATTTTGAGTCTCGTCGTGTTAGCCAATCATTAAACAGAAGCAGCAGCTTATATGTTCCGTATTTTCCAAACGGAGGAAATGAAAGCAACACAACAACGTTGCCGCAAGATGGTGCAACAAATCCATATGATACCATATATCAACTATCACGTTCTGGTAGCTTGCAACACGCTTATGAAGTAGTTCCTCGTTGGACAAAAAGACCACAAGAGTTTGTTATTCAAGGCATGAATAACTCATTAATCATGCTTGGCAGAGATCGTGTTGGGTATGTTACAAGCTCTGCTATAGAACAAAAAAACTATGCTGGTGCAATTGATATCGTTACTGGTAGAAGTCGTTATATATTAGATCCATCAGATCGTTCTATTCCTTCTGCTCAAGCTTCTCATAAAGGTACAAGCCCTTTTGTTGTTACAAACTCTCGTGGATTAAAAGAAGTAGATAAAACTCCTAGATTGAATGGTAGGGTAGAACAACTCAAAGAAGGTGATCCAGATTTTGTTCATGATGCTGCAAGAATATATGTCAGCATGAAAACTCTTGGCGACACCAATTTCAAAACAGCAAAAACAACACAAGGAGCAGTTAACGACGCATTAAAACCAGAAGGCATCAACTATAGTCCCAATGGTTTATACCCAGTTCAGTTTTCTTCTTCTAGTGCTAATGTTGGTAGTTCTTACATCGTTAACAAAGCCGATCATATTCGATTGATCGCAAGACGATCTGTACCAAACGAAGATAGTTTGGGTGATGTTATTTCTGGTTCTGTGTTGATTTTGAAAGAAGGTAAAAACAGAACACCAGAAGATTTAGATGCACAAGCTGCTGGAACAGATCATTTAGCTTTTATGTATATGTCTCCAGAAGGCAGAATCCAAATCGATGGAATGCAAATCTTTCTTGGTGGAGCAGCATTAAGTGGATCGAATCCAACTCAACAACCTGTTCCTGATCGTCCCAGAAACAAACAAGGTGCCACAGGCGAACTAAATGTTGGGGACGCAAATGAATTTGCTGGGACCGAGCCTTATATCAAATGGAGCGAGTTTAAACGAGTTGTTGAAGGCTTACAAAGGCAAATAAGCGCATTGCAAACAGCTTATAGTCAGTTGGTTGATAATTTCGGACGATGCGCCACTTCAACTAGTATATGCACTCACGGCGGACCAGATTTAGCGTGGGGAACATTGAAATCAGATTGCGAAGGCAATCGATCAGCATTAAACAACAAAGTAGAAGATGCTAGACAAAAAACAAACGAAGCTGTTTATAAGTCTCGAAGTTCTAAAATCTTTGGTCAATAGTTTAAACTAGTTAACGTTATGCCAAACCGAGACGACTTAGCAAGAACGCAAGAAACAACTGCTGCGGCTACACGAGCTCAAATAGAAAATCAAACAAACAAGTTAATAGCACAAGCTCAAATAACCATTATCGAGCAAGCTATCAACGCATTGCCTCCACCTGTGAATGCAGGAGCAAGAACTTTGGGCGAAGGCATATACGCAGCGTTTAAAACACCTTTATCTGCTGTTAGTAATCCTAGCCCTAATCAAGACCCAATAAAACTTATGGCTTTTGCAATTGCGTTCGCAATATTAAAAGCTCTTTGGTGCTTTATAAAAAGCTTGCTTAATCCTATTCCGATTGTTGGTATATTTTTCCCTCTTTGCAACGATGATCCACAACTTACTGGAAACGATGTTGCAACAAACAATGCTAGAAATGCAGCCAACATTGATGCATCTAACTTAGCTGCAAACAACGCTACCAATCAATTTCGAAGCGGAGTAAGTGAAAACGCTGCTAACGAAGCAAAAAAACAAGCAATACAACAAATACCGCAAATCTCAGGCACTGTTTCTGCTTTAAGTTCAGATATGAACAGTGGAAGCGAAGGAATGACGTTTGACGATTTCGTTGCGAAAACAGTTGTTCCTGCTTCGGTAACAACAGATGAAACCAATCCAACGAACGCATTAAGAGGAGAAACAAACCAAAACGAAACTTCGGCTAATATTCCGGTGCAACCAGTTTCTGAACCTAAATGGCAAGCAACAGACGAATTAACTGAACGTACTTCGTATGAAGCTTATCGTAGATTGTTTGGTTTATAGTTATAGAACATGAGAAGCTTTAAAAGTGTTGGTATTACTTCTGCTGAACTAACAACTCAGGAATCATCTGTAGCTCCCACACCAAAACCAATTGGTATCATAACTCCGTTGCGTTTGGGACAAAACAACGATGGTTTACTGGGTATGCATTACACCGTTGGTGAAACCATGAAAAACAATCTTCGTGATTTGATTATGACCAACTGGGGTGAAAGATTGGCTTTGTACGATTATGGGGCAAACATTGCGCCTTTGGTAACTGAATACGAGTTAGGTAAAGGTGCATTTGATGATGCAGCAATGCAAAGAATATCTGATGCGGTTGGTAAATGGATGCCTTATGTTGAATTGGAAAGCTTTGATAGTTCTCAACAAACGTTTGCAAGCAGCCCCGGTTTAGGTGTTGTTGTTATAACGTTAGATTATAGCATACCAAGAGCATCGATACCAACATCACGTTTGCAAATAACATTTGCGGTGAGTTAAACTGTTTCATATCTAACATAAGGTGACAATACAATGCCAATCGATACCAGACGATCAATCACACAAATCATTAAAGAAAGAAAATATCTTAACAAAGACTTTGATAGTTTTCGTGCTGATTTAGAAGAATACGCACGCATATACTTTCCAGATCGAATTCAAGATTTTTCTGCAAACGGATTTGGTGGTTTGCTTTTAGAGCTAGCGTCTTATGTTGGTGACGTTCAAAGCTTTTATCTCGATCACCAATTTGGTGAACTTAATGCTGAAACAGCCGTTGAATCAAAGAACCTTGAAAAGCTTTTAAGAGAAGCTGGAGTTCAAATTGTTGGAGCCGCACCAGCAGTTCTACCTGTTACATTTTACGTTCGTATCCCTGTTGATACTGATGGTTCGTATAACAAAACAGCTCTTCCTATAATAAAAGAAGGCACAACTGTTAACTCCAACTTATCAGTTCAATTTCAACTAATCGATGATTTAGATTTCACTGTTACAAAAAGCGACGGAACACCGGGTATAGGTATAAGCTATGTTATTGGTGACGTTGACAACAACAACAATCCTGCAAACTTTATTTTTTCGGCAACTGGAAATTGTTTGAGTAGCGTTACAACCACTGAATCATTTCCTGTTAATGGATTTGAACCGTTTAAAAGATACACACTTCAAAACCGAGACGTAACTGACATTATATCAGTTATTGATAGTGACGGCAACAACTACTACGAAGTTGATTATCTAACACAAGATACTGTTTTTAAATCTGTAAGAAATAGAAATCCTGCTTCAACCGCTGCGCCAACCGAACAATATGTTGAAGCTAATTTAGAGATTCAACCAGCACCATTTAGATTTTATCGTACAACAGCACTTGCAACACGTTTAACAACATTAACCTTTGGTGGCGGTTCTGGGCAAACAATGAATGACGATCTTGTACCAGATCCTTCTGAAGCGGCTTTGCCTTTGTATGGCCGTAAGAACTTTTCTAGGTTTACGATTGACCCAAACAATCTTTTAAGAACATCAACATTGGGAGCTATAGCTCCAAACGTAACAATCACAGTAACATATCGTGCAGGTGGAGGTTTAAGTCATAATGTACCTCCACAAAGCATTGTAGATATAGCAACGTTGCTAACAGAGTTTCCAAACAATCCATCATCAGCAATTGCCGCAGATGTTAGAGCTTCTGCTGATGCAAACAACAACGTGTCTGGTGCGGGTGGTGCAGATGCACCAACTTTAGATGAACTTCGTATTCAAATCCCAAGTGCTAGAGCAGCACAATCACGCATTGTAAGCAAAGAAGATTTAATGGCAAGAATATATTCATTGCCAGCAAACTTTGGCCGTGTATATCGTGCTTCGATAAAAAACAATCCTGACAACCCGAACAGTGCTTTGCTTTATATCTTGTGTCGTAACAATTTAAACCAACTAATACTAGCTCCAGACCTTCTTAAAAAGAACATAGCAGTATATCTCAATCAATATCGTATGATTTCTGATGCTATCGATATACTAGATGGACGTATTGTTAACTTACAAATCAACTATGACATAACAGTTGACCCCACATATAGCCGTCAACTAGTGTTGCAAAACGTACAAAGCAAACTTATTCAATACTTCAATGTTGGAAACTTTCAAATGGATCAACCATTGATTTTAGACGACATAAGAAACATTATCTATAACAACGTTGGTGTGTTGAGCGTTAGAGGAATAACAGCAACAAACGTTACAGGCACTGTTGGTGATCGTGTGTATAGCGATGTTCGCTATGATATCACAACAAACTTAATCAACAACTCAATTCTTATTCCACCACCGGGAGGAATGTTTGAAATCAAATATGTAGATTTTGATTTAGTTGGTAGAGCGGCTTAGTTTGTAAAACGTTACCTCCTTACTATATAGTAATAGGAGAGGTAAAGTTTTATGGAATACAAGTACGAAGGTCATTCTCTTAAGTCTGGAATTTATAAGATCACAAATAAACTAAATGGAAGAATCTATATTGGTTCTGCGAAACTTTTCAAAGTTCGCTGGAATCAGCATTCATCTTCTCTTCGTAATCAAAAGCATCAAAACAAGTTTCTTCAAGCAGATTTTAACAAATGTGGTGAAGATGCATTTCTATTTGAAGTTATTGAAGTAACTGAAGACAAATCAAAAGAAGAGCGTTTAATGATTGAAGAAGGTTATATTAACCAATATTATGATAAAGGAAACAACTGCTACAATCTTTGTGACAGGGCGATTTCAAGGGAGGGGAATCCTAGCAAAGATCCAGAAGCAACAAGGAATAAGCTTAAAGGAAAGACTCCTTGGAACAAGGGCAAACAAACTGGTATCGAACCGTGGAACAAAGGCAAGACTAATGTATTTGCAGAAGAAACTTTAGAAAAGATTAGGCAAGCGAGAGCGGAGCAAGTTTTTTCTGAAGAATCGAATAGAAAAAGGGCTGATAGTTTGCGTGGCAGAACTTTTTCTGACGAAGCAAAAGCGAAAATAGGTGCAGCAAACAGTGTTCTTATGAAGGAGAAGTGGGAAGATCCAGAATATCGTGAATCTCAAATAGAAAAACTAAGGTCGGTAGAACGTGTATATACTGATGAAATGCGAGCTAGAGCGAGTGAAGCACGCAAAGGAAAGACTCACAGTGTAGAAACGATTGAAAAACTTCAAGAAACAAGGAAGAAACAGTGGGAAGACCCAGAGTTTAGAGAGAAAGTTGTAAATTCGATGAATAGCCCAGAAGCTATCGAAAACTATAGCAAAGCATCTTCAGCAAGATGGCAGGATGAAGAGTATCGCAAACGCATGATTGAATCGATACGAAATTCGATTGACAAAACGCAGAGAGCCGAAACATCAAAAAAACGGTGGGAAGATCCCGAGTATAAAGCAAAAGTTTCTGCTAAAATAAAAGCTTCATGGGAAAGACGCAAGGCACAAAAGAGTTCGTAAAACCTGCCCTCCTTACTTCTCTAGATTTATATAAAGCAGCTATTTACATCATAGTGGAAAAACTATGTATCGTATTCTTAAAGCTGACAAAGATAGCTACGTTACCAACAAAATAATTAATAGCACACGCCCAACTACTTCAGCTTCTACGGATGCAAACGTAGGCCAAGCTGGTACCATTGATTTGTTCAAGCTATACAACGCTACCACCGTGCCAAGCGGTACTTCTGGTGTAGAACTATCTCGTGGCCTTATTCATTTTGATTTAAATGAACTTCGTGCTCTTACTGGTTCTATTCTTAACATCAATGATTCAAGCTTTAAATGCTATGTGTCGATAAAAAATGTGTATGGTGGGCAAACTGTTCCATCAAATTATACGCTTATTCTATATCCGCTAGCAAAAGATTGGGAAGAAGGTCGTGGTAACGACGTTATTGGTTATCGTGACTTAGATGCTGTCAACTGGTTTACTGCTTCAATTAATCCAACAGTTGTAACATGGACAAGTGGTGGAATAGGTTATGGATCAGATGTAACAGATGTTAATGCAGACTATTATCTTTCTTCTTCTCTTATTGGTAATGTTCCACTAGGCTTCTCTCAAAGCTTTGCCAGAGGTGATGAAGACTTGCTAATCGATGTAACTACAGCAGTTTCTGCTACACTTAATGGTGACATACCTGATTATGGATTTAGATTAAGTTTTTCTGGGTCACAAGAAACTGATACAGTTACAAGATTTGTTAAACGTTTTTCTTCAAGACAAAGTAGAAACACTAATATTCATCCAGCACTTGTTGTAAAATACAACGATAGCTTTTTCGACAATCAAGCAAGTTCGTTTTTTGATTACAACAACAAAATAGGCTACTATTATTCGCCATTTGGTGTTGAATCAAACTTTATGTCTGGCAGCACTGAAGTATCTGGTTCTGGTAGCATTATTCTAGAACTAATTGCCAGCAAAAGCGTATATGTTACCGCAACAACATATAGTTTCAGTCATTCAATGTCGATAAACTATACGTCAGCAAGTTGGAATTATTTTTCTCAAAGCTTTACAGGTTCTCAAATAAGTTTTGGTGGAATATTTCAAACAGGAAGTTATTATGCTGATGTGTTTATTCCCTTGAATACAACAGGATTATCTGGGGTTCTTAAATCAGACAAAAGCGTTGAGTTCGAAAGTGTTTGGAAGTCGCCGGATAATACCGTTATATTCGCTACAGGGTCATCTATAACCTTCAATCAGCTTCGTGGACGTAACACCATAGTCAACACTCAAAACTACGGTATTAACATCACCAACCTAGAAGAAAACTACCCAAACAATCAATCAACAACCTTGCAAGTTTTTGTGTACGATTTTGATCCAACTCTTAAAAGTTTTTATTTGCCTTATAAGGCTCAACCAAAAGTGTTTCCAAAGATGTATTGGAGATTGATTGATCCATTTACAAAAGAAGTGTTGATTCCTTTTGATGATGTTGGAACAAAGCTTTCAGCGGACGGTGGTGGTATGTATTTTACTTTGTATATGCAAGACTTACCAATCAACAAACCTTTGGAAATTCAATTTTTGATCAAAGAAAACAACGAAACATATTTGATTGAAAATCAAGGGTTTAAGTTTAAGGTTATCGCATCATGACAACATTACCAACATCAATTCAAAGATTGGTTGCTTTACGTCCCGGTGTTTTCAGTCCATCATTGGTTCGTGGAGTTATTGATCCAGATGGAGGATTGTCAACCTTTTCTTCAGAAAACGGAGCGTTCTTAACTCAAGCACCTGTTGGAGAAACAGGATCGTTTCGTTATGATCCAATAGGTTCTGGTATTAAATCAACTCAACAACTAAATGTTGATTGGAGTTTGTTTGAAAACCATGTGTTTTTCAACAGTGCTCAAGTAAAAGTTAACGCAGCTTTTAACAAAATCTTTGATCGTTATCCTTTTGACGGAACTCAAAAAGAAACCGAACTTTTCTACGATCAAATGACAGGTTATGAAAACTATGTGTTTACAAATCTTCCAAAGCACAAAGGTTATCTTTTCTTTTCTGGCAGTAACATTGGCGATACACCAGTAAGAGGTACGTGGATTACCGTAAAAGATAGCGCAGGCACATCGTTTCCTTTTCTTACAAAGAATCCAAACGGTGCTAGCAGGCTTGATCCAACATCGGGTTCAGTCTCGTTTCAGTTTCAAATCTATGCTGCATCAGGTTCCAACTCAAACCAAATGGTTTTCCAAAAACTCGAAACTTTAAGCGCAACCGAACAACATGGTTTTGGTTGCTTTCTTTCGAGTTCTACGGCCCCTACAGCGAGCTTAACATTCTTTGTTGCCTCTGGGTCAACAAACGTTATGTCTGCCACTGTTGAGCTTGTTAAAGAGTCTTGGACGCCTATTACATTTACTTGGAACAGAACAAGTGGTATCAATCAATTGTTTGGTTATGTAAGTGGTTCATTGGTTGCAACAAGCAGTCAAGTTACAATTCGTAACTTGAATTTTCCAACAGCCAGTTTGCTTATTGGGACAGGAAGTAACATTCTTGCACCATTGTTTACACCAGCAACAACATTCTCTGGAGCTATAGACGAGTTTCGTTATTTCAAGCGTGTTGTTTCTACCGATGAAATGATATCGTATCAAAGCAGCAGCATATATGCTGAACCAGAACTTGCTTTGTACTTTAAGTTTAATGAGCCAAGTGGATCAACTACAAACCTTGTTTTAGATTCTTCTGGTAAAGGTATGCATGGCACATTAAATGGCTATGCGTTAAACATCTTAAAAGTAAGAGATATCAACACAGGTTCTTATATGGGCGAAAGCCCAATGATTTATGAAGACATAAGAAAATGTCCGATATTGTTTCCAGATCAACCAGAAGTTGTAACATATCGTGAGAACCTTATTTCTGATGGAGCTTCATACGATTCTTACAACCCAAACATCATAACAAAGCTTGTACCAAAGCAATATTTCACATATGGACAAGAACAAGCTGCGTTGGAAACCGAAGAAGGTGAAATCAATGAGTTGCAATATGGTTCTGAACCAAACACAGCAGCTCTTGGCAGCACACAAACTTTGTTAAGTTTGCTTTATCTTTGGGCAGGATTCTTTGACGAAATCAAATTGTTTCTTGATGCGTTTTCAACATTAAGACACGTTGATTATGACCAAAATGACACAGCCCCAGATGCGTTTTTAAAACAACTTGCTGATTTTTACGGCTTGGATCTTCCACCTTTGTTTATTGGTTCAGATGTTAATCAGTTCATTAACGGAACCAACGTTACACCAACCATTGTTAACAGCGAATATACCCTTCAATATCTACAAAATCAAATCTGGCGTAGGATATTGATTAATGCCAACGACATTCTTAAAAGCAAAGGTACAATACACAGCATCAAAGCTTTTTTAAGAGCGGTTGGTATTGATGGAGACAACATTTTTAGATTCAAAGAATATGGTGGACCAACACAACGTACACTTGATTCTTTGCGTGAGTCAAGAAATGAAATCGGAACAACGTTAAACTTTAAAGCTGGTGGTTATGTAAAAACACCATATCTTTCTGGAAGCAGAGTTGAACCGGGATATCCAACACCTGTTGGATCATTTGTTGTCGATCCTAATACTGGACATAACATAGGAACAACAAACGTTAACGACGGTTTGTTTACAAGTGGTTCATGGACATACGAAGGTATTTACAACTATTCTGGTACACCTAGTACCAGTTCTGTTCAAAGCCTTGTACGCATTATGTCTACAGGTTCTAGCAACGTAGAAAATGTGTTAGCTAACTTGTATGCAACAACTGGGTCAGGTGTTACGTTGTACGTCAACCCAAACTCAACTGTTGGAGCAACTGCTTTAACAATGAGCATAACAACACCCGACATTATGAACGGTCAAGCTTGGAACATAAGCTTTGGTAGAGTTCGTGGTGATTCTATTAACCAAGTATCTTCGTCTTACTTTTTGCGTGTTGGTAGAAACAACCTTGGAAGTATTGTAGAAGAGTACACAACAAGTTCTTATTACGATGATAACTTTGGGTCTAACTCTGCTAACAATATGTGGCAAGTTATCAATGGAACATATAATGGTTCTGGTTCTTTTCTAGCGTTTGGTAGCGGTAGCACAACAATTGCCACAACCAATCGATTTGTTAACGAACATCCGTTACAAACGTTTGATGGTAAGATAACGCAAATGCGTTGGTGGAGCGAAGGATTAACTCTTGACGAATGGAGAGAACACGTAAGAGACTATAAGAGCCTTGGTGTACAAGATCCGTTGGTTAACTTCAACTTTGAAAACTTTAGAAGCGGATCATTCCAAAAACTTCGTGGTGATTGGAACACAGATCAAGTTGAGTTGATGACAGACTCAACAGGTTCAATTCAAATCTTTGACTTTTCTCAGCATTATCTACATGCTAGCGGTACTGGATTCCCTGTAACGTCTTCTGTTATCATCCCAGAACGATTTTACTATTCGTTTATTTCTCCAAACTTTGATGAAGCTGTAACAGATCAAAAGGTTCGTGTAAGAAGCTATCAAAGCTTGGATTATGTCGATCAAGACGTTGGTTCGTATTCTCAAGCAGCTCCTATATACGAGATTCAACAAGAACAAATACCCGAAGACAATGCTAAGTTCAGCATTGATTTTTCTATCGTTGACTCACTAAACCAAGACATGATTGGAATGTTTTCTTCGTTGGATATATTCAACAACATTCTTGGAGCCCCAGATATGATGTTTTCTCCAGATTACCCAGATCTAGAATCATTGCGAGACATATACTTTAACCGACTAACAACTCAGTTAAACATTCGTGGCTTCTTTGAGTTTTATCAATGGTTTAATACCAACATGGGTAAGTTTATTGAACAACTACTGCCAAGAAAAACAAAGTTTAAAGGCATCAACTATGTGATTCAATCTCACATGCTTGAACGTCCAAAACTTGAATACCACTTCGAAGATATCTACGTGGGCGTCAATAACAGAAATCGTCAAAAAGAAGTGCTTTTACTGCAACTTTTCACCGGTACGTTAAAAAAATATTAGCAAAAACCTCCCCCACGATATACCTATATTTGGGAGTTTATATGATTTTTTTGTATGAAGGGAAGAGTAAATCAAGCGGCATCTACCATATCCATAACAAACATACTAATCGGTATTATATCGGGCAGTCAAAAGAGTTCAAAGAACGTTGGAAAAATCATTCTTGGAGCTTGTTACAGCAAAAACAACAAAACAAATATTTTCAGTCCGATTTTAATCTGTGTTTTTCAGAGCTTGGACATACCGATTTCCTAGAATTTAAGATTATTGAACTACTTCCTGATTCTAAAAAGGAAGACCGAAACAAACGAGAAGATTGGTGGATATCAGAATATAAGCGGCAAGGTAAACAACTATATAACTTCGTAACGAACAACTGTTCGACCGAACATGTCCATTCACATGACCCAGAAACCACAAAACGAAAATTGTCTGATGCCGCTAAAAAAAGATGGCAAAAGCCGGAATACCGTGACAAAGTTTTGGAGGTATTAAAAAATCGTCCAGCGGAAGGTTATAGACATACCGATGAGGCTAAAGAACGTATAAAAAAAGCTATGTCAACACCAGAAAACAAAAAAAGATTATCTGAGTTGTGCCAAACAAAAAAACCACACACAAAAACTCATGATGTAAGATTGGTTTCGCCAGATGGTACAATTTATGGCCCTATAACA